CGGCCTTATGACGATGCAGTTGAAGTTCACGGCAGACTCAGACAAGTCCTACGACATCGCTACCGACTTCAAGCGTGGCGACTCTCCACCTATCACAGGGCTTGAGCATATGACCCTTCACAAAGCAGTTGCCACAAGCAACAACGGAGTATGTACCGTAATGGCAGACTACTGCGGCATCGACGGCGCCTCGGACTCTACAATCACCCAAGTCCAGGTATCCAGCGCAACATCGCAAGAAGCAATCGAGACCCACCCTAACTTCACCAAGATTCAATGCGAAGCCATTGGTAACGGAATCCCGCTTGCTGGCCCTGCAAAGTATATCTTCGATAATGAAGATAGTGAAACCATTAACCCAAACAAGGCTCACTTTTCTGTAGCCACAACGGCGGCTGGTCAACTGACGCAATACCAGTTTGTGGCGTTCCTTCCCTCGCGGCTTCCAGATGATCCTGTAAACCTAAAGGCTGGCATCCGTGCGTACTTCAAGCCTGGGGTAACCCTCCGTTGTCTGGCTTACACGAATAATGCAGAGACGGCACAGTTAACGGTACTCCGGGTTGGCTGGTCTAATCTTGGCAACATTGGAGCCATCGTCCTCCCTGCTCCATACAACAGCCTACTTGAAAACTTTGATAGCGAACTGCCGCTTACGCTCCCAGACAACCTTGAGCGCAACCGCACCTATCTTTGCACTAACGCTTCCGTAGAAGTCTACGGTGGACTGTATAAGGTACAGGCTGATCTTATGATGTCTGGCATCATCGGATGGGATCCAGACATCTACCCCTTCGACGAAAGCAGCCCTCACGACTAATGGGACTAGAAGGCTTTTCAAACAACGCCTCTGGGGGTATGTCCCCTGGAGACGAACTGTACGCCAAGACATTTAACAAGTTGGCTACCTCGGCCGACAAGGCGCAAGTTGGCCCTTCCGACGGCGTATTGTTTACCGCAAACAACGGAGGCATTGGGATGTTTATCCCGCAACAGTTTCAGGAGCCGCAATCTGTCCTCCTTCAACAGTTTCAGATTGTTGTAGATCCTTATATTGTTGCTGGGGAGGATACTGGCCTATCCATCATCCGGGTTGTTAAGGGCGAAGTGGTTTGGAGTCCTAAACTACTACAACTACCCCCCCCAGCCCCAGAGGTCATTTCCTGCACAACGCAGATGACTATTGAGAACTGGTTTGCGCTTCCAACATTCCCAATCATTGATGATGAGAAGGCCATTTTCATTGGTGACGGCGGTATTCGCGTTCCAAAGGTTGCTGGTGTACCTATCGGAATTTTCATCTTTAAGGCTACAAATCTCCCGGTTGATGTAGATCCGATTATCATTGCGGCTCCAGACTTCGCACCATCCTGCCCAGCCGTGTTCCCTGGCGTCCCGCCTGTTGCTGGCGCGTTCTGGGATGTTGTAAAGATTGGTAGCGTAGTTTATGTGGAATGGCTTCATCCAAATAAAAAATAATGAGGTAGCAAACAAATTAATAAGAATAGACAATTCTAGACAATCACGTCCTCCAATAG